AAGGCTCTTTAGAATCGTCGTATGGGTAGCGCATTGGGCCGTAATCCCTAACAATTCTGCTTAAAATCTTTAATTCAACGCCCATAGCGTGGTGAACACGGGCCTGAACGGCGCTTAACACCTTCATTTCGCGCTCAAGTATGGCTAATGTCGTGCCAACCGGCGCTTCAGAGTTCATGTCAGAGGCTTTCACGTCCGCTGAGGAGGCAAATCGCCGCCCTTCTTGGACAATGTCCCCTAATAGCTGGTAAAGGACGTTAGACGGCTCCTTATACGGCATAAAACTGATGTTATCCCGTATAGTTCCGCCCGGAACGTCCACATCTCGGAACTCTCCCGGCATAATTGGGGTGTCATCCCCCTTAATCTTGAGGCCACGGGCCTTCAAACCGCCGGGTAGGTTGGCTAAAGTGCCTGAATCCACCAATTGACGCAGCAATGAGGTAGCAGATTTGCTCAATCCGCCAATCATGTGGACTAATCCGAAGCCGTAGAAGCCCAATCCGGGCAAATAGGTGTAGTGAACGAAGTGTTCTACCTTAAGTTTCTGCGGATCTTCCTCATTCCAGTTGCGTTTTATGGATAAAACCTTGCGAGAACCCTTGTCGATGGTGATTACATAGGGCAAAGCTATGCCAGTTTCCTCTCCGCCCTGCATATCTTCAAAGCCGGGGAGGTCATAATCGACAACCATCTCCAAAAGAGTGTGTCTCTGATCAACTTCGTAGTTGATACTGCTGCCTGTGAGCTTGTTGTACTCCTCCTGAATCTGCCCAATGTCTGGACTAGGGGTAGGAAGGTCAACATCTCTATAAAAACCAGACACTTGGAGCTTCCTAATCTCGTTAGGAGTCTTCTTCATGACGTGTGTGGCACGTTCACAGGTCTTTAAGTCGGATGCGCCGTAGCTAACGACGAAGTCTTCAGCAGGAACGAACATACTGCACGGCCTGCCAAGGTTGGGATCGTAGTAAACTTTCCTGAAAGCAGAGCCAGCAATAGGCAAAGAGAACAAAAGCTTCTCAGTTTCGGAGCGATACTCCGACATTCTCTCGGTCATCAGGTAGTTCAGGTAGTCCTGAACACGATGAGCCTGCTTGACCTTATCGTCAGTCAGCTTACCAACGATAGATGTCTTGGCTGGGCCACTGGCAGGAAAGATTTCCTGTATGGTCTGGGCCTGAAACCGAACCACCGCCTCAGAAAGCATTGGGTGAAACACACCACAAGCGCCTGCCCAAGGCATAGTCCTGTCTTCAAACCGCAATCCCAGAAGATCTAAGCCCCTGACATAGGACTCTTCCCAATCAGATCGGCTTTCTTTGTCGGCGTTATACATACCAACAAGATCCGCCCCAATCGCATCGAGAACATCTGGCTCAATGTATTCAGCAAGATTAGCGCCGTGTTCTTCGGCGCCCATCATTGGTGCGTTAGGATCGAAGTCAAAGATAACGCCACCCTCTGGAGTCTCAATAGAGACCGCCTCTGGGTTAACGATATTAACCTCGACAGCTTCCTCGCTATCTACATCAAGCGGATTGCTGACTAAAGACTTTTCAATAGCCATTAAACGACCTCGAAGTTTCCGCCTTTAGTGGCAGCGCCCATACCACGGCACTTACCGCCAGCCTTCATCTTCTTGACCTTGGGGACTTTCTTGCCACCCATCATCTTCTTTGGCGCGGATCTTCCACCCTTCATCGCCATAACCTTTTTACCGGCCCGCATTCCCTTCTTTCTCATCGAGGAATCTCCTGTAATAGTCTTTACGGATTTCGTACATTCTAGTTATCTCAGTGTTACCTTTATACACATCGTAGTAACCCTGAGTCTCAAGTTTGTTAGCAGCCTCTTGGAGAAGAGAAAGCCTTTGGATAAACACTAACCCATAGCTGTATTCGCTGATAGGCTCAAAGCTCTCGTCGTTTAGAACGTCGATATCCTCATCAAGGGGATGGAATCCCATCACCCACAAGTCCGTATCGCCCCAGACATCTTGGCTAATAAGACTATTAACTTCGTCAATAGCATCATGAAAGCCTTCCTGATCTTCCGGGTAGTCGGTCTCAACAATGATCACTAGGTCATAGTCATCATCATATCCAGAGATAAACTTGAGTAGCTGCTCATCCCTGCCGTTATGATCGAACACTATCTTAACGAGATCCTTCTCCCACGCTGCCTTGGCATAGGGGCAGGTAGGGATGTTGTTGAAGTAAGGGTTGGGCATCTCAATGACGCTGGATGACCATTCCCTAATCTCGGTCTCGATCTTCTGTTCTTCTTCTTCAAGATCAATAGTAACTGGCTTTTCCGCCATAGAAAGGCTCATCCTCTTCATCGCTGTGCAGTCTCAAGAAACCGCCCTGACGAAATCTCAGTAGCGCCTGTGTGGAGGAGTCCACCAGATCGTCATGCTCACCCACCGGGAAAGCCGCGAACTCATCCATCACTTCCTCAGCAAACCTCGTCTCTGGACACCACACGTTGCCTGAAGCAAACAAATCCGCCACAGCGTTAACTCTAGCGATCTTGTCATTACCTCTGGACGGGGTGTACTCAGATACCGGGATACCCATTGCCCGTAGCTCAAATATCAATGGGGTTCCAGCGGCCTTGGCTTCCACAATAAAAGCGTCCGGCTGCATCGTCTGCCACATCTCAAATGCCTTCTGCTTAAGCTCTGGGAACTCCAGACGCTCCTTGTAGGCATCAAGAAGGATTATATTGGGTTGAGTCTGGCCTTCATCGTCCGGGGCATAGAAGACGCCCCACGTTGTACAGGCTGAGTAGTCTGATCTCTGTGTCTTGAGGAACGCCGTGTCCCAAGACTGAATCACAAATTCGCAGGGAGGCGGTCTGTCATTCTCCCAGATCTTCCACCATTCCTTCTTGACCAGCGCACCCTCCTCGGCGGTAGGGTTCTGCTGATACTGTGCATTCCACTTAGAAGGCGGCAGTTCCGCTTTCAGGGCATCCAGTTCCTTCTTAGACCAGAACTGAGGCCACAATGACTTCTCCCTCTCTGTGTTCTCATACATCAGAGCAGGGAACTCAATCAACTCCCATTCATCGGTTCCAGCCCGTTGAGAAGAAGACTTGAGTATCTTGCCGGTCAGATCCCGCATATGCCATCGAGTCATTACGATGACAATAGCTCCTCCCGGTTGTAATCGCTGACGAGGCCCGGATGTGTACCATTCATAGGTTCTGTCGAACACAGTGGGGTCGGCACTCTGTCCTTCCTGCTCCGAGTGGGGGTCATCGATAATGAGCAGGTCAGCACCTTTACCAGTTACAGCACCACCAACACCGATAGCGAAATACTCGCCACCGACACTGGTACTCCATCTCCCAGCAGCCTTGGAGTCGGGCCTAAGAGTCAGCTCTGGGAAAACTTTCTTGAAATCCTCACTATCTACGAGGTTACGAACCCGCCTACCAAAACCAACAGACAACTCGGCGGTATGGGCGGTTTGTATTATTTTCTTATTTGGGTACTGCCCCAGAAACCAAGCTGGGAGCATATAACTAGCAAATTCGCTCTTGGTGTGTCGAGGCGGCATATTCACTATCAACCGCTTCAACTCTCCACGAGCAATACGCTCAAAGGCCGAGGCCATTATCTTATGGTGTTCACCATCGATAAAGGACGGCCACATCGCGCGTACAAAGTCGATAAACCCACCACGGGCAGCTTCAACCTGCTTAAGATCCTCCAGCTCTTCGATCAGAGCAAGGATCTCAGCCTTATCTTCAGGAGAAGCCTTATCCAGAGAACTGATTAAATTTTGATCAATGTTCACGGATTAGCTATATAAACGCCATCAATTGCAGCAGAAATGGCTATATCAGCACCTGATGAGTCACCTATGCATCGATACTCAATGTCAGTCTTTTCTTCAAACTTCAAAGGAAAAGCATATTCAATTGTAGCCTGACTCTCTGCCTTAACGAATAAGTCCTTAACCTGAAACACCTCACCAAGAGGCCGGGCAACAAGCGAGATCTTGGCATACTTGTTGTTCTGCGTGGTGGCTACAGTGACATCAGTCTGGTAAAGGTACAGCGTGAATCCCGCCGGTACAGTCCACAAAGCCATCAAAGTCTGCCCATCACCTATCGTTATGGTGGCGTACTTGTTTGCAGGAACGCCGGTTGTGACGGTTCCAGTGCCAGCATAGATAACCCCTGCGTTAGTGCCACCAGTTCCGGCAGTGCGAACAACCATACGATTGATACGCAAGAATGAATTGGTAGTGTTGACAGCGGTCTGACCGTTAAGGGTGACGGTCTCATTGATTTCGTTATAGTCGGCGTCCAGCCCATATAGCTGAACAGTCCTAGCCCCAGTACCCGCTGATGTGTCGGCGGTGCTAGAGCTGGAAACCTTCAGAACAGTCGCGGCGGATAGGTAGGAATACAATCCTCCCTCAGACCACACGGTCTCCAAAGCATCATCTACGTCCGGGTTAAATCCAAACTTATGCAGAGAATAGTGAAAAGATATCTGGCCTCGGGAAACCTGAAGCTCAAAAGGCTCAGATGTCCCGACTCTTGTAATAGAACTCTTTTCAGCCATAAGGATTACCCTAGTAAGGATTACTCTAGATAAGAATTACCCTTCTATTTTTTTTACTAAAAAAAAATAAGGATTACCTAGCGTAATGCTAGGTTAACCTAGCTAAGGGTAATCCTTAGTAAGGGTAATCCTTAGACACAACTGTAAGAAATTTTAACATATTTTGCATATTGACAAGGGTAAGGTCAATTTTTTTTGCAAAAATTTTTGGGGTACTAGGATTCCTAGACCCTTTTCTGTACAAATTTTGACCAACCGCGATGCAAGTTATTGATTTCATTAGGCATTCCCAGAAATTAGGGTGGGGGTGGCGTCAAAACTAGGGAATTATTTGAGTGTATCACTATGTATATAGCATATATACCCGGCCAACCTGTCAGGGGGGGGGTGGGGGTCAAAGTGTGACACTTGTCACGGGGGTCAGGTGTATCTTTTAGGTGGGGTCATGTCACACATATAGAAGGGGTCAGGACTATTACTAAGGAAGGGTCATGTCACTTATGTTAAAGGTGTCAGGTATCACAATAGACTAATGCAGATCACTGGCCTCACTAGGCTGATCATGTTCGCTTGCCAACAGTTGCTCAAGCTTGGCCTGTAGTTTGGCCTCCACTTCAGCAGAGTTGGCCGTGGACTTCTGCTCGACCACATCCTTGAATAGGCCAACCGACTTGCCCAGCAGCTCGGCTGACCTGATCTTCATTGCATCTGCACCCTCAGCGGTATCCAGCCAGCCACGCAGCTTGCTCAGAACTCTCTCTCTGTCAGAGACGGCAGAGGCTTGCACCTGAGCCTCTTTTGCAGCAATTAGCCTATTCACCATAGAGGTGATGTCGGGGTTTGCCATAAGCTTGCTTGCTTCCCTTCTAATGCTTGCCGCAGACATATCATCGCAGTCATACGCTTCCCTGTAGCCGTCTGCATACGTCATTCCCCGGCTGCCTACGCACATCGCAAATAGTCTCTGCTTATCGGTTAATCCTGATCTCGGTTTGCCCATCTGAATCACTCCACTGTTGATTGATCAAATTTTAACCAACATTGATCAATTTTTAAACAATAGCCTTCAGAGGCTCTCAGAGCCGTTCTGAGCGACGATAGACTTACCCCTATTGATGGTATTGACAAGGGTGAGATCGTTCAATACAGCGATACGGGCCATATGTCACATATAATGATTTCTTTATATATCAGACACTTACGATACAAAAAGGGGTCATGTCACATTTTGACTGTCTAAATATCCTTTACAAT